ACTAAGACAAACGGCGAGCGCGGCCGGGAGCAATCCTGGGTTGGGATTTCCCGGCCGGCTGGAAACGGCTTAAAGGCGCACCCTCACAAGCCCATTTCAACATCGATGGCGTCACCAAGGGCAAGCGGTTGATCGCGGACATCAGACCAGCTAATCGTCGCCTCGACCAGACGAAACGAACCACGCCCGAACTGCATGTGGCAACAGACGGACATGCTTTTCAGGTCAGCAGGAAAACCACCATAAGCATCCTGCAACTGCGCAGCCAGCCAGCGGAACCGCTCGGCATCACGCCGGAGCGCGGCATGTTCGGCGAGCAGGGCAACGTGGTCCTCGACCAGAATATCGGCAATGCGGTCGGCAATGTCCATCACGCATCCCCCTTGGAATAACTGACGCAACAGCCGGCGATATAAACACCCTCGTTTGCATCCAACGCTATCGTGACGACCCCATCATCAAACTCATGCAGCCAATGATCGGCCGGGCGCTTGTACTCAAGGATCGCATCGGCGAGCAAGCGCAATGCCTCCGGCACACCAACGGCGGCAACATAAATCCAGACCTGATTCGATACGTGCGGCATCACATCCTCCCCAGGCTGCGCAGCAACGAACGGGCACGCTTCAACTCGGCATAGTCACGGTCGGGATGTGCGCAGCTAATAAGCTCGGTGACGCAGGCGACCAGTTCCTTGATGCGCTCACGGTTGGCGTCGCGCTGCTCGCACACAGCAGAGAACAGGTGCACCGGCACAATCCCCTGCGATAGCGCGGCGTTCGGGATGCCAGCGCAGGCATTGACGCAAGCGACGATGCGAGCCGCATTGGCAAGCTGGATTTTGATGATGTCATCGGTGAACTCATCGGCCTGGGAGACGGACCAGGCAACCAACTTATCACCGTGATAAACATCAACGATGTCGCGCACGACCCAAGGTTCAGGTGTGTGGTTTTTCATGGTTTCACCTCCGGGCCGAACGGAAGATAGGTGGCTGCACGAAGCGCAGCCCGAGAAGCCGCCTGGATGTCGTTGCCAGGCTCAGAGCGCGTCTGGCTATCCCAATACGCAACCCAACGCAGCAGCGCATCGCGCAGCAGCGGAGCGGCAGCAAGCAACATGCCGTTGGAAATGGTTACGTCATCGGCCGGAGAGCCAGCCCAAACAACGACAGAATCGTCGGGAGGAATCCAGCGCGCGACCGCCTTGGTGCCAGTCGCGTCAGCAATGTAGCCACCAGCCAGACGCCAGGGAGCGGGAGAGGTCAGATCAGGCATCACACGCCCCCCTCGCTTTGGCGATGGCAGCATTGGTGGAAGACATGGCCGGGTCCACACCGTCCTCGATGCACATGCGCAGATATTCAAGCGCAGCCAGCAACTCGGGAGCCGCAACCATCAGGCGCGCATTGGCGATGGCTTCTTCTACGTTATCGACGTGCGGCCAGCCACAATTCACACAGTCGTTGAATTCGGAATATCCGATGAGCCGCTCGCCTTTCGCAATACGGATCGGCAGCCAGTTCCAATGCTCGCCATCGTCAGACCGCACCGGCATTGGCTGGTCGTTGATGTAAGCAGGGTGGATGTTCCACGGACCAGGGGTGTGACTCATGATGACTCCTTGAGAAATTTAAGGCGGAACAAAGCGCAGGCGCGCTCGACAGCGGCATTCGGGTCACGCCCGACCTGCCATGAAAAGCCCGGATGAACGATGGCCTCATAGCCATCCTTGAACGTGTGGATTTCGTCGCGAGTAAGACCGTTGAAGAAGTTCGACACGATCCTTAAAGCGGTCTTGATGTCACCAGCCGCGAAGGCGACGCGGGCCTGTTCGGCCTTGGACGTTCGCTCTGGCGTCATTTCCATTCGGATGGTTACGCGCGGACGGATAGCGGGACCGTTCATTTCGGCACCGCCACTATCTCGACGTTGGTGCACCAAAAGTGCAAGCCGGTCATACAGTCGCGGCCGGGAGTCGCCTCGGTCTTGTCGAGCAAGTTTCCGAACCGGTCCAGAGCAACGTCATAGTTGGGCACGCGGAAGGAACACGGCAGCGGCATGCCAGCCAGCGGACCATCGAGGAAAATCTTGACGTAGTTGAGCGCGAACATTTCAAGCTCCTTAGTGTTTACTTACGGGGTAAGGCAAACTCTAGGCTAAAATACCGCACAGGTAAACTATTATTGTTTTTATAGGCTCATAGGCGTGATTTATTACCCGGTAGGTGGTTGATATTACCCGGCTGGTAATGTAGAAAAAGGGGATTAGAAACAACCCCGAGCGCGATATGGCCGAAATACGCAACCGCATCATCGGAGAGGCACCGGAAGACCCGGAACAGCTTCTTGCCAACCCGTTCAACTTCCGCAGGCACCCGAAGCAGCAACTTGATGCCCTGGAAGGCGTGCTTGAGGAAGTCGGTTGGGTGCAGCGGGTGGTGGCGAACAAGCGCACCGGACACCTGATCGACGGACACGCCCGGGTCGAGTTGGCAATCCGGCGCGGCGAGAAGACGATCCCGGTCTGCTACGTTGACCTGACCGAAGCGGAAGAACGTGTCGCGCTGGCGACGATGGACCCCATCGGGAGCCTGGCCTATCAAGACGACGAAGCCCTCAAGTCGCTGCTGGAAAGCATCGCGGTCGAGAACGCAGCCCTGCAAGAATTTCTCACCACGCTGGAAACCGACCAGCAAGCAGGCGGAGCAGCAGCCAATCAGGACGCCCTGCGCTCTACCCTCACCGAACAGTTCTTGATCCCGCCGTTCACCCTATTCGACGCGCGCCAAGGGTATTGGCAGGACCGCAAGCGTGCCTGGAAAGAGTTGGGCCTGGCGAGCGAAGACGGGCGCGGCGAGAACCTTCTATTTGGCGATCAGAAAGGCGACGTCGGCGCGCGCATCCTGGCGGCTGGCGGCGGCACCAGCATCTTCGACCCGGTACTCTGCGAAGTGGCATATCGCTGGTATGCCCCGCCAGGCGGTCGCATCCTGGACCCATTCGCGGGCGGCAGCGTGCGCGGTGTGGTGGCAGCGGTGCTGGGGTATGACTACACCGGCATCGACCTTCGGCCGGAACAGGTGGAAGCGAACCGGGTGAATTGGGCGCGCATTGCCCAGGCACCGCAGGCGCAGCCGGAGCCGGAAGAAACCGCCAGCGAGCCGGAAGACAACACGCCGGCACAGACACCAGTGGAAAAGCGCGGCGAATACTGGTTCAAGCGTGACGACCTCTGGCAAATAGCCGGCTCACGCGGCGGCAAGGCGAGAACTTGCTGGCACCTGGCGCAAGGCGCAACGGGACTGGTCACGGCAGGCAGCCGGCAATCGCCACAAGTGAACCTCGTTGCACAGATCGCAGCCAGACTCGGCATCCCTTGCCGCGTACACGTTCCGAGTGGCGACCTGACGCCGGAACTGATCGACGCACAAGCCGCGAACGCGGAAGTGAAACAGCACAAGCCAGGGCACAACAGCGTCATCGTGGCGCGAGCAAGGGAAGACGCGAAGACAAGCGGCTGGCGCGAAATCCCGTTCGGCATGGAGTGCGACGAAGCTATCCGCCAGACAGCCGCGCAAGTGGCAAACCTGCCATGGGGTGAGTTCAAGCGGATCGTGATTCCGGTCGGCAGCGGCATGAACCTGGCCGGCCTGCTGCACGGACTGAAGCAACACCAGCAAGGCGGAGCGGTTCAGGTGGTTGGCGTGCAAGTAGGCGCGGACCCGAACAAGCGGCTCGACAAGTGGGCACCGGCACACTGGCGCGATGTAGTAACGCTGGTGCAGTCAGCCCAGGATTATCACGACGCAGCCCCGGACACGATGCTGGAAGGCGTCAAGCTCGACCCGATCTATGAGGCCAAATGCCTCCCCTTCCTGGAACCCGGTGATTTGCTCTGGTGCGTCGGCATCCGCAAGAGCGAGACAGCAGCGGCACCAAAGAAGCGGCGGATCATCCAGACAGACGGCGCACCGGAGTGGATCACCGGAGACAGTACAACGCTCGACACCCTACTGGAAGGCCGGGAGCAGTTCGACATGATTATGAGTTGCCCCCCGTATGCCGACCTTGAGGTCTACAGCGACGATGCAGCCGACATCAGCAACATGGAATATCCGGCATTCGTGGCGGCATACCGGGAAATCATTCGCAAGGCGGCAGAGAAGCTCGCGGACAACCGATTTGCCGTGTGGGTGGTGGGCGAAGTGCGAGACAACAAAGGCAACTATCGAAACTTCGTGGGCGACACCATCGCGGCGTTTGAGGACGCAGGCCTGCGCTATTACAACGAGGCGGTCCTCATTACCAGCGTCGGCAGCCTGCCGCTTCGAGCCGGCAATATGTTCCGGGCGAGCCGCAAGCTGGGCAAGGGACACCAGAACATCCTGATCTTCAAGAAGGGCGACCCGACACCGGAACCGCTGACCGGATTCGGCGAATGGCTCGGCAAATACTTCGAACAGAACAAGGAACTGCTGGAACTCCACGAAAAGGTGCTGGTGTTCGTGAAAGGCGACGCGAACAAGGCAGCCAAGGAGTTCGGCCCGGTCATGACAGCCGACCCGGAGATGAGCGATGGCAACTGAGAAGCCCAAGCACAAGACCGGGAACCCAGGCGGCAAGACCGGAGAGGCGCAACTGGCGAAGGCGGAGAACTCCCTGAAGGTCTGGCAGATGCGGCGGGCGGGCTACACGATCCGCGAAATCGCAGCGCAGATCGGCGTCAGCAAGTCGGAAGTCGGGCGCATGGTCAAGGATGCCCTGGACGATTACCACGTCAAGAACCAGGATCAGGTGGCCGATTATGTGGCGCTGGAAACCGGGCGCATCGAGGTCATCATGCGCGCCTTCATGCCCAAAGCGCAGACCGGCAACGCCAGCGCGGCCGATGTCGTCCTCAAGGCGCACGACCGGCTCGCCCGGATGCACGGCATGGACGCGCCAAGCAAGATTGCACCGACCACGCCAGACGGCAAGGATGAGTTCGGCGGCGGCATCGGACTGGCGGCACTCCTGGCGGAAGCGAGAAAAGCCAAGGAATGAGTCAACGCATCATCATGCCGGCGCAAGACGCGCTGGACGCCTACCTGGAACTGCGGTCGATATGGGCAAACAGCCCGGAGCTATACGCCAGGCAACGCCTCGGCATGAAACCGACCTGGCAGCAGCGGCAGACCTTCGAAGCCATCGCACCGGAGGGAGCGAAGGTGACGATCAGAAGCGGGCACGGCACCGGCAAGACCGGCAGCATGGCCGGCATCGTCCTCTGGTTCCTTGAGACGCGGGAGTATCCGAAGATTCCATGCACGGCACCGACCAGCCATCAGTTGCGCGATGTGCTTTGGGCGGAGATAGCCAAGTGGATCAGGCGGGCGAACCAGTTGAGCGTCAGCAGGGGCGACCCGCCGTTGCTCTGGCTGGGCAATATGTTCCGCCTGACCAACGACCGCATCTATGACGTCTCGGCGAGCGGCGAATGGTTCGCCACGGCGCGCACAAGCAGCAAGGAAAACCCGGACGCGCTGCAAGGCTTCCACGCGGGCGACATCGAGATTGATGACAGCGGCACCGGCATCGCACGCCAGGACGGAGGCGGTCAAATCCTGTTCATGGTCGATGAGGCCAGCGGCGTCCACGATGCCGTTTTCGAAGCGGCGGAAGGCGCATTGTCCAGCCACGGCGCGCGCTTCCTTATGGCAGCGAACCCGACCAAATCAAGCGGCTATTTCGCAGCCAGTCACCGCCAGAACAGGGGGGATTTCACCGCCCTGCACTTCAAGAGCAGCGAAAGCCCGCTGGTCGATCCGTCTTATCGGCCGAATTTGGTCCGCAAATGGGGAGAAGGCAGCAACGTCGTGCGCGTGCGCGCCGATGGCGATTTCCCCAAGCAAGATGACGATTCGTTGATAGCGCTGGAATGGGCGGAATCGGCACTCGACCGTGACGCACCGAGCGACAACAACGCGGACACCAGGATCGGCATCGACGTCGCGCGCTTCGGTGACGACCGGACCGTGTTCACCGTGCGCAAAGGGCGGCACGTTCCATTCGCAAAGATCGCGGCGAAGCAGGACACCATGCAGACAGCCGGACAAGCGGTCCAACTGCTGGAAAAGTACGGAGGCACCGCCTACGTTGACGTTGGCGGGCTTGGAGCAGGCGTCGCTGACAGGCTACGCGAGTTGGGTAAGCCGCTGATCGAGGTTAATTTCGGCTCGGCAGCCCCAAGCCGCAAGCGACACCAAGCAGAGCGAGATGACAGCCCAGGCCAGAAAGGTCAGTCAGCGCAGGCAAAGCTGATCCGTGACCTGATCTGGCTGGAAATGGCGGACTGGTTCCAATACGAAGAACCGACATTCGCCGGCGCAGACAAGCAGATCGCCGAAGACCTGGCCGGCGAAGTCAGCACCGTGAAATATCGCCTGGACAGCAGCGGCAAGCTGCAAATCGAACCGAAGGACGAAACAAAGAAGCGGCTCGGGTTCAGCCCCGACATAGCCGACTCGCTTGCCTGCACGTTCCATCCAGGAACCACCGGACCACGTTATTCCTTTGAAGGCGAAAGGGCATTCTGATGCTGACGAAACAGGACGTTGACCAATGGCTCCGGCTGCTGCCGGTGAAATCACGGTACACCATAGACGAGGTGGCGCGCGGGGTGGCAAATAT